CGAGTAACGGGGCTGGTAGGCGAGGGCGAACTCGCTCCGCATCCCGGGAACGAGCAGTGCGCTGATCGGGCTCGAGGGCATCGGTGTGCCTCCTTAAAGCATCTCTTGTCTGTGTCGGTGGATCAGATGACCACTCCCGACAGGTAGCCGTACATGAGCACGTCGCAGGTCGTCGAGGAGTACCAGTAGACGATCCGGCCCACCGCCGGGCTCTGGCTGGCGGTGATGGTCAGGTCGTTGTCGTTCGAGGCGTAGACGGACCGCCGGTGGACGTCGCCCTGGGCCGACACGCCGGTGACCGCCACCTGCTCGAGGGTGACGGGACCGCCCTCGCACCAGACCTCCGGCGGAGGCGTCCCATCCGAGTCGCCGGTGACCTGGTTCAGGTCGCGGTCCGCAGCGGACTCGTAGGAGGACCGGATCGCCACGCCGATCCACTGGATGGTCTGCTGGTTGGTGTACGCCCTGGCGTAGCCGCGACCGGCGGTGAGCGCGGAGGCCCCCGGGACTCCGCAGAAGGACCCCAGGAAGATCACCCCGGCGTCGAGCACCCGCCAGTTCTGGGGCCAGCTGAATCCGCCCGAGCGGTAGCGGCGCTTGGTGTACGCGGTGAGTGCGCTCATCGTTCGTCCTCCTAGTTACTGAGGGTTCCTCAGGTTGAAGTCGATGTACTGCTCCTCCGTCATGGACAGGGGGAGCTTCATCCGCAGGCTCTCGCGGTACATGGCCGCGAACCTCTGTGCCTTCTCCAGGACGTCGGGGCCCTGCTGGGTGAACTTCGCCAGGGCGGGGTTCTGGGCCTCGCCCGATCCGAGCCCGCTGAAGTCCGAGAGGGAGGTCAGGGGCTGCTTCTGGGCGTTCTTCTTGAGGCTCTGCACGTAGACCTTCAGCTTCCCCTCGTCGTCCGCGAAGGTCGCCAGGGTCTCGTCGATGTCCGTCGAGAGAACGAACCCGGCCAGCTCGGCCTTGGCCGACGCGACACGGGTGCGCTTGGCCTCCTCGGCCGCCTTTCGGGCGGCGTCCTCGGTGAGCTGCCTCACGGTGTTCTGCATGGACGCCAGCTTGGCGTCGCGCTCCGCGAACATGGCGATGACGGCGTCGGGGATGGACATCTTAGCCTCCTTGGTTGAACTCGTCGGCTCCATCGGGAGAGGGTTTGGCTTGGACGCGACCTGGTCGGCGGGGGAGGTGGGGACGGCCGCCATCTTGGCCTTGTCCTCCTCCTCCTCCTTCTTCTTCGCCTTCTTCTTCTTGTCCTCGTCCGACTCCTCTTCCTTCTCCTCCGCCGCTGCCTTCATGGCCCCGGCCGTGCTGGCCTCGGCCATCAGCTTCTTGGCGCGGCCTTCGGCCTCGGCGGTGAGCTTCTTGAGGAGCGTGATCTCCTCGTCCTTCTTCACGCAATCGGAGCACTTGGCACAAGATTTTGAATCGGGCATGGTGAAGTCTCCTTCGAGGAACTTGGAAATGTCATGGACCACGGTCATGAAGGCACCCCTCTGACCGCGGTGCTCGACCTCGGTGAGTTCCTCACCCAGCGTGAAGAGTTCAAACTCGAAGTACGGCGGCATGGAATCTAGAAGGGCCAGGCCGCTGATCCTCCGCTTCTCCCACGGAAGTTCCGGGGAGTGGTAGGGAAGTTCCCCACGCATCACCGCCTGGAACCCGGCCTCCTTCAGCTTGACGTCCGCGAAGAGCGTCCACTTGGGTCCGTCCTCCATTTTGTAAAGGCCAACGCGGTTGGGGAGGACGTATCCCAGGAAGTCCGGATTGGTGATGGGAAGGTCGGCGTTGTGGCCCTTGAAACACGTCGCCACGAAGTGCCCGGCGTTGTACCGCTCCTGGGCGACCATGACGTAGTGTTCCAGCTCCAAACGATCCACGTCCTTCGGCGCACCCTTCGTCCCCTTGGGAATCTCGGTCATGATGGGGACATCGAACACCGTGAAGTACCCGTCGTGGGTATTCATCCAACGGTACTTTCCACCGTTGATCTTGATCTTCCCGGAGGGGGCCGAGCCGACTACCGCCGAGAACGTGCCGGCGTTGCACCCTGCCGCCATTGCCTTCGCCGGTACCTTCGATGGGGCGCACACGGAGATCGCTGAGGCCAGGGATGAATCACGATCCTTCCCTTCCCCCATGTAGGCGGTGAGCTTGGTGTTGATGCAACTGCACTCCTCCGGTGTAAATCTCCCGGAGGTGTCCGTGAAGGACTCTGGCGTTATGTTTCCTGGTTTGACCTCTGCCATCACTAGGGATTATGAGTCCTAGTGGGGGAATAGGAAGGGGGAAGGGGGAGATGACTTCAATCCGCCTTCACTTGGAAGCCACTGGACCGTCACTTTTCGGTTTCATGAGGTAATCCTTTGCCTTCCGGACGGCCTCTGCCATGAGTGAACGGATGATCTCTGCCTCCGTGCGCCCATCGGGCCCCACGACGTATTGTTGAAACTCCTTCAGGAGTTGTCGTGGGACCCGCACCGTTCTACTGGAGGAGGTCATCAATACGCTCCTGTATTGAACCCATCATCCGGACGGAACAAATGGAATTGCGGGGGCTCGTAACGGATCACGTCACCGTTGGGTTTTAGTAGACCCTTCTCTTCCAAGGTGAACCGGGAGACGAAGATCACGTTGTGCCGACAGTTGTAACCATAGGGAGGTTTGCACCTGGACCAGATCGTGTCCTTGGTGCTGGCGATGAGTCCGCGGGCCGGACGATGGTTCTCCCTCTCACGTTCATCTGCGATCCCCACGACCTCCAGCGCCTTGATGATCTCCGCCACGTCCGGGTCGAGTGCCTGTTGGAAATGTCCATTGACGTATACGCCGGCCACGTTGGTCCGGTACACCGTGGAGGCGTAGGCCCGGGTCCAGTTGTGACCTTCCTCCACCGCTGCCTTTAGAATTTCAGACTCCGGACTTTGGGTGGGCCTCCCCTTCATGAGGTCCACGATGATTTGTTCCACCCTGGCGGTGAGTTTCAAACTGCACGAGCGTGCCATGGAGAACACGTGCTCGGTGTTGTAGAGGCGGGAGATCTCCGCCGCACTTTTTGCCAGACGCGGTTCCCTGGAGAGAAGGTCCTCGATGGCCTCCTCGAACGGGACCTTTCCAGTCAGTGGGGTTCGGTCCGGAAGCCCTGCGAAGCGCGCCAGTGGGTGGGCCTCCATGTAGTCGGCCTCCATCAAGGTGCGCTTCCGACCGTAGAGATCGGAGAGGATGAGGGTTTTCTGGAGGAGGTGGGTCATGTCCAGGACCGCGTCGTTGACGTTCCCATGCTTCAGGAACCTGGCGACGAGGTACCGGTTGAACGCCTGCTCGAAGAGGCTGGAACTCTTATCCAGAAACCGGTCGAGTTCTTCCTGCGACGATAAGGGTTTGCTCACGGCATTCTCCTTGGTCCTGGCAGGTCTCCTCCGTTCCCCATGAGGATGCGACCGCCTGCCCAGAATCTTTTCAGGTCCTCGATGAAGTCCAGGGTCGGCTCCTCACCGGCTACCACCATCTTGTCGGCGGGGAAGTCCGGAGACACCTTCGACATGCACATCGGGGAGACGCACTTGACGAGACCGACCCGGCCCTGCGCCACCACCAGGATGGTGAGTTTCTGGATGCGACCGTTGGACTCCTGCCAGGCCGCCTCACCGATTCCCATCAGGATACCGACGCGCCACTTCCACTCCTCTGGTTCAGACTTGGCCATGTCATCCCTCCATGATTGAGAGTATATCGTCTTCCTGGAGAATCCGCAGGGTCTTCCCGTTGATGGTGATCTCCGCCCCGGCGTACCGACGGAAGAGGACACGGTTCCCCGGCTTGCACGAGCAGGGGAGCAGCTTCCCGCTCTCCAGGTGCCAGAGACCGAACCCCGCCTGCACGACGGTGCCGGTGTGGAACGCCACGGGCATGTCCTTGTTCGGAAGGAAGAGGAGCCCGCTCTTGGTCTTCTCGTCGGAGTCCATCTCCAGGATGAGGCGGTCCGCCCACGGCTTCACACTCTTGAAGTCGTGAACGTCCGCATTCCCGGGAATCACGACACCCCAGAGCCCGTGCTCCCGGATGAGCCGGTAGTTCTCCCACGCGACCCGGACCCGCTCCCCGGCGTAGTCCATGAAGATCACGTGCTGACCTGCCTCGACTCGGATGGGGAACCCCTTCCCGTTGTAGTTGTTGGGAATCTCGGTTCCCTTGGCGAGCACCTTTCCGAGAACGATTGGTGTCGCCTTGTTACCGGGGAGCAGTATTCCACCGGAGGTCTTCTCCCGCTCGATGACCTGGAGCAGGAGATGGTCCTGGATCGGCTTGATGGACTCCGGGGTGATCCTCTCGTCGATCAGTGTGCGCGGCATTACTTGTTCCTCCCAAGATAGATGTTGTTCCGATCCATCCACGCCCACACCATCAGGAGTACGAGGATTAGGGTGTCAACCGTTGCTGTGTAGTGATCCACGTTCAGCATCTAGTCCTCCTTTTTCCACCACACGGTTCCCGGGGTGACAGGGATACTGGTCCACTTCGGCTCTGCATATCCGTTGGCTTTCAGGGTGTCAAGCCAGGCTCGACGGGCCGGGATCGGTCCCGATTCCCCCCAGTCGTCGCAGATTACATATCCACCTTTGGATATTCTGGGGTAGAGATACTCCGCCACCGGAAGTGTGGATACGTGAAGGTCCACGTCAACCCGGAGAACGGCGAACTGGGGGAGCCTGCCCTCATCTGCCTCTTCTGGGAGTAGATTCTGGAGGTAGCCCACATGGTAGACGAGCAGGTCTGTGTTGATTCTCCAGTTCTTCATGTTGAGTTCGACTTGCCACCGTTCACCACAACACGCGTACTCCCGATTCGGTGTCGGAATGGCGTGACGAATGTCGGGATTCATTCCAAGGTATCTCTGCTCATCGACCCCGTCACCGGGTCCGGCCATCGGGTGGCCGTTGAAGGAGTCATACAGGTGGACCTTTCGTCCGGTAATTTCATGGCGCGTGAGAACGTACGCCATCATGGCAGGGTGGCCTCCGGAGAGGACCCCGCACTCCCCGAAGTCCCCTGGCACGCCCTCTGCGAGCGCACGCTTGCAGATGTTGATGGTGTTGTTCCGGGTGGTCTGCGCCCCACAGACGCTGATATTGTCCGCCCACGCGGACTCGTCCGGGGTGACGGCAACACCCTT